ATCGGTGTGCTCATGATGCCTTTCGCTTTGGCGCTTAAGTATTTGAGTTAAGGTTAGTTGTTGTAAAAGCTACAGGAAATAATACACACGGATGATGATCGGCGCGATGGGGGATTTCTTTAGTTTTGCAGTTTGTGAGGTGGGGAAGTGAGCAGGAGCCTGTAAGGTGGAGGGTGAGGATAGCTCCGTTTCCTGCTCTACCTGTGAAACCGCGCCTGGCTATTGGCTTTGCAGTTCCTTCAACGCGCCTTGTGCGGCATTCTCAATCTGATTGCAGAACGCGTTACCGCCTTCCGGGCAGCTATCCGTGGCGTTTCTCACGACTTTATCGAGATCACGATCGTTCGTGGTCGTATCGATGTGATTAATCATCCATGACTCAAAAGCGCGATCGTTTACAGATAGCTGCATGAGTTGATGGGAGGTCTTCCAGTTGTTGGCTAACAGCCCGACAATAGTCGCTGATATCCCTTCTGCGATATATCCCTCATCACACTGTCTGTAATTTTTGTAAAAAGAATGGACGCCTTGCCAGTCCTGAATGGCAGAGGCTGCGTTATCTGCCCTGTCCATTTCTTCAACAGAAGTACAGTCATTTGCATAAGCCGCGCGCGATATCACTGACAAAATCAAAAACAACTGCATCGTTTTCATATCAAGTTCATTCCCGGTGGGATATAGATATTTTCAAATTTCTGCGTCGCACTCATGGCCGAGCAGGCGCTGTTATTTGATACGGTGATGGTTGAAAGGGAGGATTTGACCATGTGCTCTTTTATTTTCTTCATCGCCTCATCAGTAGTTCGGATGCATCCCATTGTCGGATGTTCTGGCCCTGGTTTATAAGTGCTATGCGCCTGACCTGAATGTACACCTACACCCGGGTGTCCGGGATAGCTAAATCGAATGATTCCATAAGTCCCATACGAACCATCTTCACTATCGCCTGGGTGTAAATGTGGCTTTGATTTATCCTGTATCTGATATGTGCCGTTACTAATGTGTTTGAATGTGGCTCTGCGATCGACGTTATTATAAGCGGTCCACGTGTCAACAATAGAGCCATCACTACCTAACAATGAAAGCGTATGGGCACAACCATCAAACGTAAGTCTGGCCATAAATTCCTCCGCTAGGCTGTAGTTCTTTCATTCCATGAATCAGAGTGAATGAGATTGCCATCGACAAATTTCCAGGTGATTTTCTCGTAGCGTAGTTCAACGATTTCCATATGGTTAAGATGCTGGGTGTGCGGATCTTTACAGTTCGCCATCACCGGTGTAACCGAAACGACTTTGACGTTTTCCAAAAACATAATGAAATATTCCTCTTCCAGACCTGCATCGTTTATACGGTACCATTTCATCTCCGCTGATTTCAGAAGCTGCCCGGTAGATACGGCTTTGTACAGATAGGTCGAGGCGCTATCGAACTCTTTCCCGATAGTAAAAGCACCGTGTACACGTGTTCCTGTTTGTTTTCCTGTATTACCATCTACAGGGATATGCAGGCCATGCGAAAAGGTGATCACTTCAATACTGCCTTCGCGATTTTGTACGTCAGATGACCCTTTGATGGGGGCGCCGCCGTCGTCTTTCAGAAATAAATGAGCTGGAATTGGCATGAGTTGGTTTCCAAATGGCTGGTAAATTATTTATACGTTACATTATTATCTTTTTTCAATTTGTAACTTTTTTCTTTTTTTAGGATACGGTAATTAATTAATGGTATAAGGAATGTTTTTTTATTAACAAGGCGAATGTGTGGAGCTCTCTGTTAATGTTTAACGAAAACCTGGCTCGCTAATGTTTCAACGTAAACAGCAGATATGTTAACCCGGCCATTAGGCCGGGATGTTATTGAAAACGCTATTTGTCTCGCTTGATATTGGGGACATCTCCTAAGTCATTCAATGCACCCGGGAATGTCTTCAACCATGTTGCTACTTTCTGTTTGTTAATATTGACCACGCTCATGCCTTCAAGACAACCCCATAATTCACGTGTATGTTGTGGCGTGATGACAATGCAATCCTTCATGACCCGAATTTTAACAGGCATACCATTAATAAAACCTGCATTAGATAGCCACTTGCCACTTAGGGGAAGATAGTAGCAATCCACGCGAGAATAGAGCGCACAGCAGGCTGTACAGTCTTCTGGTGTTTCTGCCCGAGGATGAACGGGCGCGGCATCAGTTCGGTTGCCGTGAAGTCGGCGAGTATCGTTTTTGCGTATCAGATCGCGGTTTTCAATTATAGTGGTAAAAGCGTCTGATTCTTTTTTGAAAACAGTAAACTCTGGCTTAAAATCCATCGCAGCCATATTCAACTCCTTCTAAGTTGTTTGTGGTTAGCGGTATGGAGGTGTTCCACCACCTTCATATCGCGAGCTATTGTCGTATTAATCTATCCTGCTTTTCATCGCTTCCTTCACAGGGATGGTGTTTACGCTATGTACATTATATCCAACTGAATATAAATACAGTATTCATGATACGATAATGTTGAAATGTGCGAGCTGGATTCAGAAATATAGGGATCAGGAGAGGGTTATATTCAGCTAGTCATCATTTTCTAGTTTTCGATAAACTGGAGTGATATGTTTTTTTATATAAGACAATGTCTCGTCAGCACTCATTTCAGAGGCTAATGCTTGATACCCCCCACCTAGATCATCATAAAGAAGATAGTACAACCAACTCAGATAACGACAGGCTCCGGCAAAGAACCCGGTAGGAGAGTCCAGAAAAGCTGCTGCAAAACCGTATTCTCTGCTTCCTTGCATCTTCGCAATGAACCAGATTCCAGAGTTGAATTTTCAGGCAGGTTAACGCACTGGCCCGTTCATCAGGATAGTTCAGGTCTGCTTCATGCAGGTAAGCATCGAGATAACTTTTCAATGCTCGGTCGTCCAGGATTTTATCCAGGTTTAACGAGGCAAGGATTAACAGCGCCTCCGACTCGTCGCCTGTCATAACCTGCGCCTCTGCTCATTCGAGAATTTTTTTGTCATAGTCCTCTCTGACAAACGGGTATAGCGGTTCGCCGAAATTTCCAAGGCATAGCAGATCATTAAGCGTATAAGGGTATAAAGAAGTCAGCAGCCTGGGCTCCTGATGGTGCATCAGGGCAAGGATATTAGTAGCTTACGGACATTAAAAAAGCCACCTGAGAAGGTGGCTAAAATTTGGTGGCTTTTGCTGGACTGGACCAGCGACCAGGTGATTATGAGTTCCTACCTAAACAATAGAAAACCAATGTGTTACGATATTTATCGTTGACATATTTTGCATCTGTTTGCCAATGATTTACCATTCCTATCGCCACCATAAGCTTCTTTTTATAATAAAAGTCACAATACGGTGCTTGAAAATCAAGCAGTGATGCCCCATCCATTTATTTAGATGGGGACTAACACTACTGGAAGAAGCTTCTAATTTCTTCTATCCAACTAGGTACTAAAATTTTCCTACCTTTTTCGGTCTTCCAAAATTGGTCGAAGTGTACATATCGTTTTGCAAACTCATATTTAATACCTTCAGTATCAAAAAACGATTCTAATTGTTTTTGCGCTGACACTGATAAATCTATAGAGAAAAAAGATATTGTATCATTGTCAAATTTTTTTCCATGTAGTAAGCTGTCAATATATTCAAAATCGCTTCTAAAACTTTCTAGTGTTTTTGAGAAAGAAAAGCCATTGAGACAGTCTTCAATTTCCGTTGGAGGCGATACTTTATTTGAGTGAATGTCAACCAATATCGTTGAGTTATTTTTAGGAACATTTACTAGTCTTTTGCATTTTATTTTATCAATTTGATTGACATGATATGTTGTTAATTCTCTATCAGTATCAGATAAAAGATAAATTTTCCCTTTGATATCTTTTCTAAGATCATCATGACTTGATTCCAGTAATTGAAATATTTTCTTGACCTCTTTTGCTCCACCTACGGGAACAATTCTTAATTTTTTATTTTCAACCAAATCACGCAAATAATAACTCAAATATACTTTTTCAGTTGACCCTTCGCAGATTAACCAGTTGTAAGGGTTTTCTGATAAAGAGCTAGATAATATTGACTGTATTAAATCATTCGTACTCTTTAATCGAATGTCATAAGGTATTCTTTCTTTAATCTCTTTAGATTTTTTTCTAATCTCTTCACGATACCCCACTAAATCGTAGAGTTCAAAGAAGTGGTTGGAGTTTTCTTTTATTATTGAAGTTGTACAACCGTCTTCAACTGTTGGAAGGTAACCATACCAGTGAGTAGTGAATATCAGTTGGCGACAATTTTTACTTATTTTGAATATGTTTTCAAATTGTTCGAAGCAGGCTGACATATGGAGAGAACATTCGGGCTCATCAATGCCAATAATTAGCCTGTCGCCATTATCACGATGATTGGTAAGAAAACCTTGAGCTATGTCTATTATCGCTTTTTGTTTTTCACCTGAACTCAGAGAACCAATTTCAATCCATCCTGATGACTCTTTTTTATTTATTTTCCTTATTTTGAAAAATGCTTCAATTATTAAATTATATACATCTGCACGCTTTAGGTTTTGTTGGTTATCACCAGAGGTTCTGTAACTATATATATCAAGTTCTTGCTCTACTTGTAAAATAAAACTATTTAATTCATTATTTATAGTGGAAATGGTTTCGTCAGGAATTTTTTCCTTAATAATCTGTTCAAGACTTTCACCCATTAATTTTTGTATTTCTTTGGTTTCAAGTTTTGTGAATGTTTCTGGATCTATATCTTTAGGTATGTATATGTACTCATGAGTTAATTTTAAATAAACAAATAATTGATGAAATAGCTTGATTAATGGAAGGTCTTTTAGTCTACCATTTTCAATATCATCTTTATTTGGATTAACTAAATCAATTAGGTATTTACAGTTAAATATTGATAGGTTAACTCTGTTATCATTGTCGCAACCTAAAGGTAAAATAAAGTAATCATGGACTTTAATATTCCTTGTTATTTTACGCATGTGTTCAATGAATGTTACAACTGATGGTCTGGTTGTTGGAGTTAAAGGTGATCCAACACTTTTTTCATCAAAGTTTATAGCTAGTTTTGTTAATAGATTAGCTATGTCGTGATACTTATTTGGAAGTTCGCTTTTTTTAATCATGAATACAGGAACTATATGAGGTCCTGCAATTGCAGTTGATGCCTTTTTTAGACCTGAGTTGATGTTCCACTCTTTCCCATTGAAAAGTGAATCAAAAGCCTCAAGTATAGAACTCTTTCCTATACCGTTATTGCCAACTAGACCACAAAAATTACTCCCGCTAGATAATGGTATGTAATTAGTGCCGCTGTATGTCTTAAAATGTCGTAGGAAAACCCCAATAATCATTTTGAATCTCCAATTTCTTTAATAAGTATCGAATTCACGATTTATTTCTGGGATACCTGTTTTTTTGGTATCTTCATGTCATATACATTATTGGACAAAGGATTTAGTCTAACTGCGTCCGCTAAATGATCGGGAGCAAAGTGCGCATATCGCATTGTCATTTTGATGTCAGTATGACCAAGCACACGCTGCAAGACTAGAATATTATCACCATTCATCATAAAGTGACTGGCAAAAGTATGACGCAAAATGTGTGTCAGTTACCCCGCCGGTAATTCGATGTCTGTTCTCTCCAGCGCAGACTGGAATGCGCCATAACAATCACTAAACAACCGACCTTTTTCATCATCATGCAGAGACTCATAGAGTTCTTTACTGATTGGAACGGTGCGGTTTTTTCTGCCTTTCGTGTTGGTGTATGTGATTTTGTATTTCGCGAGCGGGCTTTTTCTCAGTCTCTCGGCCTCAGACCACCGTGCGCCAGTGGTGAAACAGATTCTTACCACGGTTTCTAAATCAGGGTGGTCATGTCGTTTACCCTCTCCGAGCTGTTGCGAAATCTGGTCGTGAGTTAGCCAGGCCATTTCCATTTCTTCTGTGCGGAATGGGCGCATATTTTTCAATGGATTTTCGCCCTTCCATTCCCCGAGGCGGTTTAGCTCATTGAACACCGCGCGAAAGTAGGCCAGCTCAAGATTAAGCGTGCGGGGCGATACTTCTTTTACCCTGCTTGAACGGGCATATTCTCCCTTTAGCCTCTTTTCACGGTAGCGGGAAAACATCTGCGCACCGAAATCGTGTACAAGAGGTTCGCCCATACACTCAAAAAGCATGGTGCATAGATAACTGACGTTTTAAGCCGCCTTTCAGGGTAATGCCATAAGCGCTATACCATGAGTCAACCAGCTCTTTTAATGTGCGCCTTTCTTCCTTTTCCTCCTGCCAGGGGTTTTGAAAGGTGTACTGTTCGAACGCCAGCGTCTCGCCTTTGGTGGCGAATTTCTTTTTGATACGTTTGCCTATTGCCCCGTTTGGATAGCGCTCGCAATTCCAACCGCCAGTAGGATTCTCACGATCCACCCTCAATTAACCTCGCTGTAAATCCCAACCACGCGACCCACCGTTTTTATCTCGTCGATACCGCATTCAAACGGAACCTTGCCGCCCGCCACGTGGAGCTTTTTACCCGGCAGCAGCGTTAAGTCGCGGATGCTGGCGGTGCCTTCAATCTCAACCAGCCACAGGCCGTCGGTCAACGATGCGTCTTTTTCAATAAAGTGCAGCTTCCCCTCCGCCCGGACGGCGATGCCGCGCGCCAGCGGTTTGCTAAAGAAAGCAGAGTCGATACTCAAAATGGTATTTTCTTCCAGCTTTCCATCACCAAGTGTGAACGTGGAAACCGAAACGGGATCGCCCGGCGCGGGGTGACCTTCAAACTGCGCACCTTGCCCGGTCATCAGCCAGCGAAGGCTCGCGCCGGTGTCCAGCGCACACTGAACAGCAAAATCGTAAGAGATGGTACCGCGCGCGTAGCGGTTCTGAAGCGAGCTGGCGGCGATATTGAAGTGCCGGGCCAGCTGGATTTTCTGCGTGAAACCATATACCTGACAGATTCTATCGAGTAACTCTTCATTATTCACTTGAGAATCTAAAATCAAAATATATTCCTTTGGGTGTTTACTAATACTCAATTGGGTATTAGTATCATTACAAATTCGGGCAATCAGCGGCAGATGTTGGCAAACAGAGGCTAATGATTGCAGACCTTATCAAAATGGGAATCATGCAGCATGGCTTCTGAAATCGCAATCCTCAAACGGTGGAAAAAGCCGTGCTGTGCCCGTTTTCAGCACATTAGCGTGCGTGAATTTACGCGAGGGGAGATATGGCGATAGAAGCTGCCCGTGCAAGGGTTCCACTTAGCGTGGGAGCGCGTCTTAACGGGCTTAACCACGTCGCTGAGCTGCGCGCCCGATACGGGAGCGATAGCGGGAAAGAGCTGGCGCGGTTTATGGCCGAGCTGCGCGATAGGCGCGATCCCTGCTTTGAGGAGAACAGCAGGGCGCTGGCCGCCATCTTTTTCCTGGCGAGATTGCCCGTCGCCCGTCATGAGTGCGATATCAGCGAGCTGACGACCGAAGAGAAACGGGCGCTGATTAACGCCATGAACCATTTTCGTGCTGTTGTGAGTTTATTTCCTGAACGGCTGACCATGCCGATATAACCCAACCAAAAACCTAATGGCGTAAACCCGCCGGGCACCCTATTGCCTGAAATTATGGAGAACGCGTGATGCGAAACAGTGAAAACCGCCCTTATCCGATCGGAAGTGAAGAACTGAAGCGCCTGCTGATGGAGGCTAAAACGGAGGAACGATGCGCACGAGCCCTCGCGGTCTCCCTGCGCCTGGAGGCGCTGGCGAGCCATATCTATAAAACCGGCATGAGCGGAGAAGACGTTGCCGAACTGCTGTGCCACGAGGCGGCCCGCTACGAGCGTGAATCACAGGAGCTGCACTGATGGCCGATTTTATCGATCTTGCGCAGGCGCGCGAGCAGGAGGACAGAGAGCGATACATTAATCGCGCCCGAAGACGACCCGCATCGCCTTCGCGTTTCCTCTGCGAGGACTGCGAGGCGCCGATACCGGAGGCGCGCCGAATGGCGGTGCCCGGCGTGGCCCTGTGCGTCACCTGCCAGGAGATCGCGGAGATGAAAAATAAACACGTCCGGGGAGGATAAGTTGGCTACGTCATTTGCTTATCCGTGGAATGCCCCGCGGTCGGCCATAGGCAGCCCTTATCTCACCCATGCCCAACAGCAGCGCCGCGATCGCCTTTTCGCGGCGCTGCTGCAGGCAAGAATGGCTCTCTCACAGCAGCCCGACTGCGTACGCTTCGAAGTCTGGCGCACGGTTGACGCCCTCGAACAGCATCGGGGCAGCCCGCAGGCCAACGCCTTTTTGATCCGCTTCTGCAAAAGGATGTTACCCCGTCTGCGGCGGGTCTCTGAACGCTATGCCTGCACAGGCCTGCACGACGAGGTCTCCAGGGCCGTGTTTGACGGCCATTTCGACACTCAGCTTCTGCAATACCTCGCCTCGCGGATGGTCGAACTGGTTGCCCGCTATAACCGCCTTCCGGATATGTCCCGCGCGGATATCGACCTGCTGGCCGCAGATATCGCCAGCTTTATTCGCGGCGAGCTGGCGAATATTAACGATGCTGAAATGGGTGAATACCAGACGCTGTACGTCTGGTATCAGCGCGCCGGGCTGATCGCCCGGCAGTTCAACGTGTCGCCACCGCACTGGGAGCGGGTGTCGAAGACGTTTTTCGACAAAGATGACGTTGCTGCGGCGGTGATCCGCATGTTTTCAGAGGCGTGGTGGCGCGGGCGTCTGCGTCGGATCGCGTCTGCCTGGCGCGAGCATTTACAGATTGCCCTCGGCAACGTCAGCAAACGGAGAACGGCGTATGCGAGCAAACGCTGCGTGACCGAGTGGCGCGAGCAGAAGCGCCGCACCCGCGAATTTCTCAAGGGCATGGAGCTGGAAGATGAAGAGGGCAACCGCATCAGCCTGATTGAAAAATACGATACCTCGGTGGCTAACCCGGCGATACGCCGCTGTGAACTGATGACCCGCATCCGCGGGTTTGAAAATATCTGTGAGGCGCTGGGCTATGTGGGCGAGTTCTATACCTTAACCGCGCCCGCGCAGTATCACGCGACGCTGAAATCAGGTTACCCCAACGCGAAGTGGAACGGGGCCAGTCCGGCGGATACGCAAGGCTACTTTACCCGTCTATGGGCGCGTATCCGCGCAAAGCTCCACCGTGACGGGCACCGAATCTTCGGTATCCGCGTTGCGGAACCCCATCACGACGGTACGCCCCACTGGCACATGCTGATGTTTATGCTGCCGGAAGATGTCGAATGCGTTCGCCAGATTATCGGGGATTACGCCAGGCAGGAGGATGCCGTTGAGCTGCAGAGCGAAAGCGCCAGACAGGCGCGCTTTCACGCGGAAGCGATCGATCCGCAGAAAGGCAGCGCTACCGGCTATATTGCCAAATACATCTCAAAGAATATCGACGGCTATGCGCTCGCTGGCGAGACCGATAGCGAAAGCGGCGGGCTGCTGAAGGAGACGGCATCCGCCGTGTCGGCCTGGGCAGGGCGCTGGCACATTCGCCAGTTTCAGTTTATCGGCGGCGCGCCGGTAACGGTCTACCGCGAGCTGCGGCGTCTGGCGGATCCCGAAGCCGCGCGCGGTCTGAGCGTTGAGTTTGCCGCCGTCCATGAGGCTGCCGACGCCGGGGACTGGGCGGGTTACGTCACTGCGCAGGGCGGGCCGTTTGTGCGTCGCGATGATTTACAGGTGCGCACTCTGTATGAGCCGCGCGCCGGGTTTAACCAGTACGGCGAGGAAACGGTCCGCATCCGCGGCGTGTACGATCCTGCCGTTGGCGCGGGCAGCCCGATTTTTACCCGACTCACGCAGTGGAAAATTGTGCCGAAGCGGGCCGATGATCTTAAGGACGCGCCCGTATCCTCTCGGAGTTCTGTCAATAACTGTACGCAGACCGATCTTTCTCAACCCCTAAGCCGACGTGCAAGACGGGCGTTAACCGAACGCATCAAATTCATCCACCCTGGCGCGTCGTCGCCCGTCGTCTTCGCGAGCGACCCGCAGAACGGAGTTCCGGAGAAGGTGATCGATGAGATACGGCTCGCCACCGGGATAGCCATCACTCGGGGAGAAGCCCTGCATCTTATGGCGGGAGGCATCAGCCGCTTTAACGATAAATGGTGCAGAGGCGCAGCCGACGGATCGCTATTTCCGGCACCGTGCTCTTACCAGCAAAAGGCGCGGAAAATCCTTGAACGTATTGGGTATTTAACGGATCTCTTCGCTCAAAGAGCCCGCTAATCTCCATCCATATCATGTACATACCGTGAAGGGTTCTGATTTTTCGCTTCACTCTTTTTATGAATACGTGCTACTGTATGTTTATACAGTATCTCGTGGTGGAGGTTGTGTGGACAGAGAGTTGAACGAGCAGGTCATGATTGAACGAGTCGAGCTGATTGCGCGACTGACGACGGAAGGAACGTGTCAGGAAAGAGATCGTGAGATTGCCCTGAATTTGATTGCTGAGATTGCGCGGGGAAATTTAATCAAGAACAACGCATTTACCGTTGTGTTCTCAGCATCGCCTGTTCCGGAACGAATCAAAAAAGAGGGCAACGTTCGGGTGAACATTACTCTCGATAAAGATCAGCAGATTGGCCATGCCGTCGTTGAGGCCTTTCAGTGCGAACTGACCCGCAGAATACGATCCCTGTTTCCGTCATCGCGGGTGAACGTGAAAATCGGATCGGTGACGGGGGTCGAGCTCCAGGGGCTTGAAAAAGAGGCCGATCGCGAGATGCTGGACGCTATCCTCCGGGAAGTCTGGGAAGACGAGAGCTGGCGCTAGCCCCGGCGTCATCACCCGTACCAACACCCCCATTCCTGTTTGGCGCTTCCGTTGAACCCCGCTTCGCTGCTCGCGGACGATCTGTTGTGCCCGCGATTGTCCATCCGTCAGCGATAGCGAAAAGCCTTCTGGCCCGGGAAACTCTAGGGTACCTGGAAACCGGATGTTGGGAGCGTCTGATGAAAATCTATGCAATGCAGGGGGACACGCTTGATGCCGTTTGCGCCCGCTTTTATGGGCGCACGGCTGGCGTCGTTGAAGCCGTTCTGAAGGCCAATCCTGGCCTCGCGGAGTTAGGCGTTATCTTGCCTCACGGCACGCCGGTAGAGATGCCGGAGGTGAATAGCGCCCCCACAAAAGAATCCGTAAACCTATGGGACTGAGCCTGGAGAAAATCACCACGTTTATCGCCTACTGGCTGGCCGTGGCGCTGGCCTGGTTCGGGGCGATGTCTCCTGAAAAAGTCGCGCTGTACGTGGGGAGTCTTTGCGCCATTTTTACCGCGCTGACGAATTACTGGTTTAAGCGAAAAACCTGGCGCTATCTCCAGTCTCTGGGCCTCGATAAGAAGAGCATTCGTGAACTCAATCATTAAGCGTTGCAGCGTTGCTGGCGTGCTGGCCCTGGCGGTGCTGATGCCTGACTTTCGATTACTGAAAACGTCCCCGGAGGGGCTGGCGTTGATTGCCGATCTCGAAGGATGTCGCCTTTCGCCCTACCGGTGTAGCGCCGGCGTATGGACGTCAGGCATTGGGCACACGGCAAACGTTGTGCCGACGAGGGACATTACCGAGCGTGAGGCCGCGGTAAACCTGGTCGCTGATGTGCTCAACGTTGAGGGGAGTCTGGCGGCGTGTGCGCCGGTAGAGATGCCGCCCCGGGTCTACGATGCGCTGGTGAGTTTTACCTTTAATGTCGGCGCAGGTGCCGCCTGCCGTTCGACGCTGGTGTCCTTTATCAAACGCAAACAGTGGCCGCAGGCATGCGGGCAGCTTACCCGCTGGGTGTACGTCAACGGCGTCAAAAATGCCGGACTGGAAAATCGTCGTGTCCGCGAGACGGCCTGGTGTATGAAGGGGCTGCCGTGAGAACCCTCATGCTGGCGCTGGCCGGGCTGCTGGCCATCACGCTGTGGCTTCGTCATGACAACCTGAACCTGTCCCGTTCCTTAGCCACGGCCAACCGGGTCGCCAGCGAGCAAAAAACGGCCCTCGCCACGCTTAACCAGCAGCTGTCCCTGTCGCAGCGGATGGC